TCATTTGTTACTCCTTAGTTAGTGTTGGTATATCCTGTAGATATCGTGAGTTAAATTCTACAGGATATATCTGGTGGTGTCAAGTTGTTTCTTGTACAGCATCAATCAATTTCTTAGCTTCTACTAGGTAGTAATCATAAATATATTTATTAGTATATTTGCATTGTACTTTAATGTATGGTATAATATTGTTTAATCTATTTATATGAGGATTCTTTATGAAGAAATATTATGTGTACTGCCATTGCTTTAAAGACACAAATGAAATCTTTTACATCGGTAAAGGGACAGGTAGAAGGCTGGTAAGCAAGCGCAGAAATCCTTTATGGTTATATTTAACCTCTTCACGTGAGTACTATAGCATGAAAATTAGAGATTTCCTAGAAGAAAATGAAGCTATTGATTTTGAAAACGAGTTACTTCTTGAATTTAATACTGCAGCAAATATAGTACAGAAAAGTAATAAAGTAAAGAGAATTAGTTATAACTATATTAAAGAGATTGTGGATTATGATGAGACAAGTCCAACTTTCCTGAGATATAGGATTCCTAGGGCAAATGGTGCAATCAAAGCTGGAAGCATTGCAGGGAGCTTTGATTCTGAAGGTTATGGACAAATATACATGAAAGATAGGTTGTATAAAATACATAGATTAATATACTGTTTATGTTCAAAAGAAGATTTAGATAGTAATCTAATTATTGACCACATTGATGGTAACAAGTCAAATAACAATATAATTAATCTCAGGCTAACAACTATAAGCGAAAATGCAAGAAACGTCAGATGGGAAATTTCTAAACCGTCTAACACAGGTGAACGTGGAATTAGTTTCAGAGGTGATTCCTATAGGGTACTATGGATGCAAGATGGAAAGCAAAAAGAAAGATCATTTTCATTTAAAAGATCAGGGAGAACAAAAGAAGAAGCCTTTGTAGAAGCTATATCTTTTAGGAACTCCCTGATTGAAAGTGGACATATTAATATTGTTAGTGGCACCCGAACCAGTTCCGATGAACAATATAACTAGCGGTAAGCTCTACATTCAGCTTGTAATACTCGCCCGCTTCTTTTACGGATTGTGTTGCTAGTATACCCGGAACCGAGTATGCACAGTAATAACCTTTATCAGTGTGTGCAACATCTGACCAATCTTTGTTTTCTTTCTTAAACTCTTTAGCTTCTGACTCTGTTGCAAACATCTTAAATTTAACCAAGTCTTTTGATAACTCACTCTGCGCTTCATCATGGTACGCTATCATCTGCTGACAGAACGATACTTTCTTATAATCATCCTTAAAGAAATCAATAATCATTTTATGTTCTTTAAGCTTCCTGTCATGTAAAACCATAGCACGTTTAGCGCAGATAACACCAGCACTTTGAAATGCAGTATTAATGACATTACCTTTGCTTCGTACTGGGAGCTTACGCTTATCAAGTCCGATTAGGAACTTCTTTTGCCCAGTTGTCTCCCAGTATTTTTGCATGTTCTCCTTCAGTTCTTTCAAAGGAGAGGCTTTATCCCAGAAAGCATCAAAGATTACTTGTGCAGTTTTCATATCACAGCCAACAATCTTACTTACTCTCTTCGGTTGAGCATTATAACTGCAGCCATACTTCACGCTCTTAGCTGTACCTCGTGGGAACTCTTTACCAATAATCTCAGTAATATACTTGGCTAGAACAGTATGACAGTCATTAGGTTTTTCTGCTGTTAGGCTTTCTCCGTATTCAGGCCCGCCAGCATACTTATGAACATAGTGACTCTCAATCTTAGCTTCTAGACTATCGAAATCGTATGCTAATTGATATTGGTTTTCTCCACAGCAGAACATAGCACGCATTCTATCTCCATATAAAGACGTAGCGCGTGGGATATTACAAACTAGCCTATGCTTAAATCTAGACGTACCTGCATCACACGTACCGGCTGGTGTAGGAATTCTTCCATCATCTCTAATATTAGCTAAGAAACCTTTCTCAGGCTCTTCTCCATCGTCACCGTCCGGATCAAAACCACCTCCAAGTATACTATTACGGCGGTGACTATATGTTAGAAACTCAACAATCTTACGTGTATGTGGAAACCTATTCTCTAGTAATACAAGATTTGGACATATCTCTTTATCCTGTCCGATAGTAAACGTCGGGTTAGTTAAGACTTTAACAGGTTTTGAAATGTCTTTCTTTATTAATGTACGAAGTAGTGTTCCTTTTGTACAGCCAATGTGATCTAACCTGTCATCACAGAAAGCACTACTTAACGTCTGCTCTACATACTTTTCAACGACCTTAGTATATTCTACCATAGATAGCTTCTGTTTCTTCTGATTAACAGTCAGATCACGTTCTTTATACTGAATAGGCTCCCAACCGAAATCTCTGACAAGCCACTCTTTAATGTGCGTTGTATCTTTCAGTGTAGCAGGTTCTGTAGTAATCAACGGTGTATCACTAAGTGGTAGATCATATTCAACACCGTACAATAACACTTTACGCTCATTAATAAATTCACCTGAATGCTTCTTGACAAAATTAATTAGGTGTGCACTATGTGAACCATCCTTCTTGAACTGTGTCTTTGGTGGTGTATGTGCTGCTGAAGCTGTCTTAGATAATTTCTTGCAAGGTAAGATTGGTTCTACCTCTGATTTAATCTTTTCAATTTTCTCGTCTAAGTCTTTTACGCTTTCAATAGCTAGCTCAGAATCAAAGTTAAATCCTCTATGCTCTTGTCGAGTAATAATCTCTGCTACAGCTTTCTCAAGAGCAATAGCTTCATCCCAAGGCCAACTACCTTTCTCTTCTAATAGTTTAAAGTAAGTTTTTTCTGTTACTTCTACGTCTTGCTTACAGTAATCAATCATTTCTTCGTGAAAGAAAGAGAACTCAAATCCAGAAGGCTCCTGCCCTGTCATAACACCAAGCTCAATCAAACGCTTTCTATAGTGTGTTTTAAACAAACCAATACGTTTGCCCCATGAATCTAGGCTGTGCCCACCAAGTCTATCAGGATTTAGGCACTTAGATAAGATCATAGTATCAACAATCTCAATAGACCTACCATCAAAAGTATCTGGCTCTACGGTATAGTCTAAGCCTAGAAACAACTTCAACAGAAGCATATCAAAGTTTATACCGTTGTGTGAAACCAAATAAGTAATGTTCTTTGAAAACTCCACAAAGTCAGTTTTTACTTGATTTTCTCTAAACACATAAACTTCTTTTGTATCAATATCTTTACAGATAATACACCAAATCCTATAGGTACCTTTTAGTTTATAAGGTGATGAATTATAATCAATAGTTTCATTATTTAGAAGACCACTAGCCTCAATGTCAAAAACAATACGCATACTAAGTCCTATAAAGAGTAAGGTGATATGATAATACCACCTACACTTGTGTTAAAAATCCTCTGGTTCTTGCTCTGATAGCACAACTTCCCACGTAATAGGGTCTAGTTCAAAAGTATCAGCTTCTCCAAGCATACCAGCAGGTCTGTTCTTCAATACAACCCAACGTACTCTACCGCGTTCTCTAGATGGAAGAATCTCTGGCTCTAATCCTAGAATAACCATTGATAGCTGCTCCAAGGCGGCGGACCCTCTCAGACTTTCCTTTGTAACTCTAATCCAATAAGGTTTATCCTCGTCACCTTTCTTAATCTTAAACTGATCTGCTGTACCTTGTCTATTGAGGTGACAGATAATTATAATACCAACTTCATGTGATGCACAATAAGCTGCAAGCTCTGTTGCTGCTATATCAAGAGACTTTCGTTCATCTACCACATCAAGGCCAGAGATAGTCATAGAAATGTGATCTAATACAATATAATCACACTTTTCTACTTCGTGCATATAACGTACTTTAGCCATCAAACTATCAATAGCAATACTACCAAAGTGGTCTAGTAGTGCTGGATTCTTTGCATTGACTTTATCACGTGCAGCCGAGATTTCTTCTATTGTTGCTAGAGATAAAGGATTACGTTTAAACGACAGGTAATTTACTTTTAGTTCTTCAGCAATCATCCGTTGAACAGTTTCTTTTACTGTTTCTTCTAGGTAGATTAGGCCGGGTTTATAACCTTGAGCAACAATCGAGTTAGTGATAATAGAAACAGAGGTAGTCTTACCTGCCCCCGTAGGTGCTGTAACTAGAGTAAGCACCCGGCGGTGAATTCCCCAAGTTTTATCCATGAGCTTAGGAAACTGACTAACAATTACACCTTGAGGTGCAGGTTCTATGATTTCTTCAAGGGACACATCTGAAGCATGAATAATCTTCTCAGGTACGTAACTTCTCTTTGAAAACTGTACAAGCTTTGCTAGTTCTTCTGACTTATTTGCCTGAATATAATCACTAGCATCTTTCATACCAGTTTCAGGGTTAATAGTAAACAAAGAGATACCTGTACTTATCAAGGCAGATGCTACAGCTTCTTTTGCTTCTTGACCTTTAAGGATACCTTTCTGCTTTTCTTTTGGTGTGCAGCAGTCATCATCAAAGTATAGCGTACAAGCTGGATAAGATGTTACAAATACTTCATTATGCAGAATAGCTTCAACTGCATTAGCAGTACCTAGTGGAATACTCACTACGAAAGGTTCTAGTCCTTCGTACTTAGTTCCCTTAACACTCTCTACTTGAGCTTGATAAACGCTTACAGCGTCCCACTGTCCTTCTGTAACTACAAGGTTGTTTTTCTTCCTACCGATAGACTCTGCTACATCTTGACCAAAGAGCTTATTACCGATGTTAACTGATCCAATAGCTGACCAGTGGCCTTGCTCTTCTTTGTTCTTAGTTACATCTTGCTTCATGTAACCTACTAACTTTCCTTTCTGGTTATAAGAAGGAAAGTAATACGCCTCTACAGTCTCTCCATCAGTCTCAGATAAGCCTGCACGAATACCAAACTTCTTACACGTATCTTTACTAATACCACGGTCTATTGCCGCAATAAACGGGAACTTCTGTACTTCATCTACAGTTTCCTTACTTT